TTTCATTAGATTTTATTGAACAGAAAACTACACTTAAAAATATTCCAATACCTGGCAATCGATTGACTTATGCTGATTTAACAATGTCATTTTTAGTAGATGAAAATCTTACTAACTATCAAGAAATTCATGGTTGGTTAACAGGTTTAGGTTATCCTGAAAGTAATACTCAATTTCAAAATATTGCACAATCAGGTTCTGATAGATTTCCTACCAGTAATTCAGGTGTTAGGTCTGAAGCAGGATTTACTGGTTATAAACCACCTAGTGCTGGTGCAACATTATCAGATGCAACTTTAATGGTATTAACAAATAAAAACAATCCTGTTGTAGAGATAAGATTTAGAGATTTATTTCCTGTAACTTTAAGCGGTCTTAATTACAATCAACAGGCAACAGATATTCAGTATTTAACCGCTGAAGTTACATTTAAATATTTAATCTATGATTTTGCTTCTGTAAACTCATCAACAACTACAACTACAGTTACTTAAAATCATTGATTTTTTTATAATTTTGTGATATATTATACATTATGGATTTAGAACAATTACAATTAGAAGCAGATAAAGACTTAAAAATAAACGATATTGAATTAGATATCGAGTCTCTTAAAACTCCACAATTACATAACAAATATTTAAAACATTATACTAAGTTTAAATTAATGTTAATTAAATCTGAAGATGAATTAAAAGTATTGAGACGTGATAAATGGGAATATTATACAGGTAAATCTGACCCACAAGTTTATCAATTAAAACCTTTTAACTTTAAAATATTAAAGACAGATATAGATAAGTATCTAGATGCTGATGAAGAACTATTAAAGTTAACACAAAAAGTTGCCTATCTATCAACTATTGTTGATTTTTTAGACAGAACATTAAGAATAATTGTTAATCGCACATACGTTATTAAAAACGCTATTGAATGGAAAAGATTTACTTCGGGCGCAGTATAATGTATGATACCCTTTCCAAATAAAAAATATCAAATTATATATGCTGATCCGCCTTGGAAATTTATAGGTTGGAATGTAAATAAATCAGGTAAAAAATCACCTTCACAACACTATGAATGTCAGGATTTAAATTGGATTAAGAATTTACCTGTTCAATCTATCACAGATGATAATTGTTTATTATTTTTATGGGTTACTTATCCAACATTAGAAATATCATTTGAAGTAATTAAGTCTTGGGGATTTAAATATGCTACTGTTGGTTTTACTTGGGTTAAAACAACAAAAAATAATAAATATTTTTTTGGATTAGGTTATTGGACAAGAGCTAATCCTGAAATTTGTTTAATAGCTAGAAAAGGAAGTATTAAAAGATTATCTAGAAAAGTACCCAATTTGTTGGTAGATACCATTAGAGAACATAGTCGTAAACCTGATATAGCAAGAACTAAAATATTAGAACTTGTAGGAGACTTACCCCGTATAGAATTATTTGCTAGAAATAAAACAGAAGGTTGGGACGTTTGGGGGAATGAAGTATAATGATACCATTTCCAAATAAAAAATATCAAATTATCTATGCTGATCCTCCTTGGAAATATAAAAGAGATGGAAATTATTCAGCTTCTTCAGTTTATGATGTAATGAATACAGAAGATATTAAAAATTTAAATGTAAAACAAATAACAGATAACGAAGCTCATTTATATTTATGGGTTACTAATCCTTTTATAAAAGAAGGATTAGAAGTTTGTGAATCATGGGGATTTACGTACAAAACTTTAATTACATGGATAAAAACTTATAAAAATAATACTCCTATAATGGGTATGGGTTATTATTTTAGAGGTTCTACAGAACATTTAATTTTTGGTGTTAAAGGAAAAATGCTTTGTAAAAATAAAAATACCAAAAATATATTTTTTTCAAATCAAAGAAAACATTCTCAAAAACCAGATGAATTTAAAGATATTATAATTAATTGCAGTGGCGATTTACCTCGTATAGAACTATTTGCTAGACAAAAGACAGAAGGTTGGGACGTTTGGGGTAATGAAATATGACCCTTACCAAATACATTATCATAGATAAAAAAAACGAAGTATATCTTAAAATAGAATCAGAAGATGCTATAAGGAGAGATTTATCGGAATATTTTACTTTTGAGGTACCAGGATATAAATTTACACCTCAATTTAGAAATAGATTTTGGGACGGCAAGATAAGACTTTTTTCTTATGCAACTGGTCAAATATATGCTGGTTTATATCCTTATATTTTAGATTGGTGTAAGGAAAATGGTGTTCAGGTAGTCGATGGGACTAAAATCAAGAAAAACGATGTAAATCCTCGTTCTATTGATAGTTTTATAAGAGCTTTAAAAATACCACTAGAACTTAGAGATTATCAAAAAGAAGCTTTTAAACATTCGTTAGATGTCAATAGATGTTTGTTATTATCTCCCACGGCTTCTGGTAAATCTCTTATAGTGTATCTATTGGTAAGATTTAATTTATTAAGACTTAAAGATAAATCAAATAACAAGATATTAATCATAGTTCCTACAACTTCATTAGTAGAACAGTTGTTTAAAGATTTTAAAGATTATGGTTGGAAACCAGATAAACATGTTCATCGAATATATCAAGGTCATGATAAAGATACAAATAAAAATGTAATTATTTCAACATGGCAATCTATCTATAATATGCCTAAAAATTGGTTTAAAGAGTTTGGTATGGTCATAGGTGATGAGTGTCATTTATTCAAAGCTGTTTCTTTAACCAAGATAATGACTAAATTAGAAGATTGCAAATATAGAATAGGTCTTACAGGTACTTTAGATGGTACTAAGACTAATAAACTTGTTTTAGAAGGTTTATTTGGCACTGTTAATAAAGTTACATCTACTTCTGAATTACAAGAGAAAAAACAATTGGCTGATTTAAAAATTATATGTTTGGTACTTCAACACGATAAACATTCTAAACAATTCATTAAAGATAAATCATATCAAGAAGAAATGGATTTTTTAGTTTCTAACGAAAAAAGAAATAAGTATATTAGAAATTTGTGTTTAAATTTAGAAGGTAATTCTTTGGTGTTATTTCAATATGTAGAAAAACATGGAGAAATATTAAAAAATTTAATAGAAGAAAAGGCTGAAAAAAGAAAAATATTTTTTATTCATGGTGGCGTAGAGGCCGAAGAAAGAGAAAAGATACGATTTATAACTGAGAAATCAGATAACGCAATTATAATTGCCAGTTATGGAACTTTTAGTACTGGTATTAATATAAGAAATTTACATAATATAGTTTTTGCATCTCCGTCCAAATCTCGTATTCGTAATTTACAATCTATTGGTAGAGGACTTCGTTTAAAAGATGATAAATCCGCAGCTACTCTCTATGATATATCAGATGATTTGTCTATTGATGGTAAAGAAAACTATACACTTCAACATTTCAGAGAACGAATTAACCTTTATACATCTGAAAATTTTTCATATACAATTCATAATATAGAATTACATAAATAATTATATGACAAATCAAGTCAGAATTATAAAGTTGATAAATGGTGATGATATTGTTTGTTCATTACCTGAAAATCAATTATCAAATAAATCTCCATTACTTAGAATTGAAAAACCTTTACAGATTAAATACGTATCTCAATTAACACCCAGAGGTCTTAAAGATTATATTGCTTTAATTAAATGGACGGCATACACAAATGATCAAATTATAACTATACCCAAAGATAAAATAGTTACGATTACTTCAGCAACTGAAGAACTTTTAAAAAGTTATATTACTGTATCTAAAAAATATGAAAATATTTCCATTCCGAAAAGAGAAGATTATGAAATGGAAGAATTATCAGAAGAAGAAAATGATAAATTTAATGAATTGTGGGATACTTTTCGTGATTTCAAAAAGACATTACATTAACTCTTACTCTATTACTTATTGCTTCACTACACGCTCGATTATACATAAAAAAAACCGAAAGTCAACCTTTTTAAAAATAAATTTTTTAAAAACAATGAATTGATATTTGATTGACAAATAACACAAAGTATAGTATATTTTAATTATGACAACATCTAAAAAATCAAAAGAACACTATGTTAGTAACAAAGAGTTCTTAGCGGCCATGATTGAATATCGTAAAATGGTTAACACTGCTAAGAAAGAAGGAAAACCAAAACCACCAGTTACTGACTATATAGGTAATTGTTTTTTAAAAATTGCAAATCATTTATCATACAGACCTAATTTTATTAATTATACATTTAGAGATGACATGATATCTGATGGTATAGAAAATTGTTTACAATACTTAGATAATTTTAATCCTCATAAATCAAATAATCCATTTGCATATTTTACACAAATTATATACTACGCATTTATAAGAAGAATACAAAAAGAAAAGAAACAAGTTACCATCAAACATAAAATGTTGTTAGATTCTAATTTTGATGATATGGCTTTAATGCCAGGAGAAGATAGAGAATTTCATAATCAGTTTACAGAATTTTTAAAAAAAAATTTACCAATTGAAGAAATACCTAAAGTAGAAAGTTTAACAACCTACAGAGAAATAAAAAAAGAAAACGAAAAGAAAAAGAAAAGAATAAGAAAAGGTAAGTTAGATTATTTTTTAAATTAGTATGAAAATTGCGTTGTTGAATGATACCCATTTTGGGTGTCGTAATGATTCTCCAGATTTTTTTAATTATCAAAACAGATTTTTTGATGAGATATTTTTTCCATATATACAAGAAAATAAAATAACAACACTTATTCATTTAGGAGATGTAGTTGATAGAAGAAAATTTATTAATTTTCAAGTAGCTCATAACTTTCAAAAAAAATTTTGGAAAAGACTTTGGGATTTAAAAATAGATACTCATATTATATTAGGAAATCACGATACTTATTATAAAAACACAAATGAAGTAAATTCAATGGAACAATTGATTACTACGTTTGATGGTATTAATGAGCCTTGGATATATACAAAACCTAAAACAGTAAACTTTGATGGACTTGATATTTTGTTTTTGCCTTGGATATGTGATGAGACATACGAAGAATCTATACATGCCATAGATGATTCAACATCACAGATATGTATGGGACATCTAGAGATTAAAGGATTTGAAATGCACAAAGGGCATTTGAATGAACAAGGTTTAGATAAAGAACAATTTAAAAGATTTGAAAAAGTATTATCAGGACATTTTCACAGAAAATCAGATGATGGTCATATTTTTTATTTAGGAACACAATACGAAATTACATGGTCAGATTATAAATGTCCAAAAGGATTCCATGTGTTTGATACATCAACAAGAGAATTAGAAAGAATACCCAATCCATTAAGAATACATAAAAAATTAATTTATAATGATAAACAAGAAGATTATTCTAAAAAAGATTTAAAACCATTCGAAAATACTTTTGTTAAATTAATAATTTCAAATAAAACAAATACAGATATATTTGACAAATTAGTAGATAGATTTCATAATGAAATAAATGTACACGAATTAAATATTATAGAAGATTTATCGAGCGATATTAATACTTCTGTAAGAGAAGATATATTAGAACAAGGAGAAGATACTTTAACTTTTCTGGGTAATTATGTAGACCAGATAGATACAAAATTAGATAGAAGTAAATTAAAAACTTTTATAAAAAAACTTTATGCAGAAGCAAACGATCAATGATAATATTTAAAAAAATTAAATGGAAAAATTTTATTTCCACTGGAAATATACCCATAGAAATAAACTTAAATAGTTCTCCAACTACATTAATTATAGGTCCAAACGGTGCAGGTAAATCTACTTTATTAGATGCTTTGTGTTTTGTTTTATTTAATAGACCTTTTAGAGGAATAAAAAAAGAACAAATAGTAAATGCAATTAATGATGGAGATTCAGAAGTAGAAGTAAACTTCGTAATAGGAACTAAAAATTATAAAGTTATTAGAGGTGTCAAACCTAATAAATTTGAAATATATTGTGATGGAGATTTAATAAATCAAGACGCATCTAGCATTGACTATCAAAAATATTTAGAAACAAACATAATGAAATTAAATTATAGAGCATTTGTTCAAGTAGTTATATTAGGTTCTTCTTCTTATGAACCATTTATGAAAATGAGAGCGGCTTTTAGACGCGAAGTTGTTGAAGAAATATTAGATATTAGAATTTTTACCATTATGGATCATATTTTAAGAAGTGAACAATCTCAAATACAACAAAGTATTGTAGATACAAAACATAGATGTGATTTAATACAATCAAAATACGAATTAGAAACAAAACATTTCAATGAGTTACAAAATAGAGATATTGATGAAAAAGATTGGAAAAAGAATTTATTAGATAAAAACAATAAAGATTTACAAGAATATCTTACAAAAATTACTATATTAAATGCCGAAATAGAAAATAATAAGAATATTTTAACAGAAAAAGAAAAAATTAACAATAAAGCTAATCAGTTATCTAAATTAGAAGCAAAGATTGAAAATAACTTATTAAAACATAAAAGAACATTAGAGTTTTTTGAAAACAATGATACTTGTCCAGAGTGTACACAAACAATTAATGAAAAATTTAAAGTTAAAAAGATTGAAGAAGAAAAAAAAGATATAACAAAATTAGATGCAGGATTAAAAGACCTATTATCAGAAATAATTAAAACAGAAACAAAAATAAATGAATTAAACGCAGTGTCTCAAAAGGTTAATGAATTAAATGTAGATATTGCAAAAATTAATACTTCTATAGATGAACTTAAAAAATATACAGATACTATACATAATGAAATAATGTTGTTAGAAAACAAAGAAACAGATGGCAAATCTATACAAAATCAATTAGATTTATTAAAAAAAGAGTTAGATGAAACAAAAATTTTTTTAGAAAAAGTAACAGAAGAAAAAGAATATATAGATGTAGTAAGAGAAATATTAAACGATAAAGGTGCAAAAGCAAGAATTATTAAAAAATATTTACCTATTATGAATACACTGATTAATCAGTATTTACAATCAATGGACTTTTTTGTATCATTTCATTTAGATGAAGAATTTAACGAAACTGTAAAAAGTCGTTACAGAGATAAATTTGACTACAACAGTTTTAGTGAAGGAGAAAAATTAAGAATAGATTTGGCTTTGTTATTTACTTGGAGAACTATTGCCAAAATGAAAAATAGCACCAATACAAATTTGTTAATATTAGATGAAATTTTTGATAGTAGTTTAGATGGTCAAGGAACAGACGATTTCTTTAAAATTATCAAAACAATGCCAAAAGAAAATATCTTTATTATATCCCATAAAGGAGATATATTATTTGATAAATTTACAAATATAATAAAGTTCCAAAAAGAACAAAACTTTACAAGGTTACAAAATGTCTAAAGAATTAATATTGATACCACCTACAGATATGAGAGTAAGAACGGCTATTGCACCGTTTAAAGATGAAATGTTATTAGAACATGGATTTAAAACTAGAAAAGAATTAACAACTGCAATGTTTGATACAATGTTCAAGTATGGAGGATTAGGACTATCCGCAAATCAAGTAGGACTTCCTTTTAATATGTTTGTTTTTGGTGGACACCCACAATTAGAAGAAGGTAAAAAGGTTGCAGTATTCAATCCAATGATTATTAGTGCAAGTAAAGAAGAAATATTAATGAAAGAAGGTTGTTTAACTTTTCCATTTTTATTTTTAAATTTAAAAAGACCAAGAAAGGTAGTTGCAAAATTTGAAGATGAAGATGGTGTATTAAAAGAAGCACATTTAGACGGTATGATGAGTCGAATTTTTCAACACGAATATGAACATATGTTAGGTCGTTTATTTACTGAAAGAGCAAGTAAAATGAAATTGCAACTTGCATACGAAAAAGCAGAAAAAGAAATTAAAAAAGCAAAAAAAAGAAAGGAGTTAACAAATGGCAAATAAAAGAGAGTATAAAAAAAGTAATAAAACATTCTCAGATCCTGAATTGTTTAAACCTATTAAACAAAAAACCTCACAAGAAGAAAGAGATAAACTTATGCAAGAGTTTTTATCTAAAGGTGGTACAATTAAAAAAGTAAAACCCGGTATTGCAAAAGGAGCATCATCTCTTAATAGAAATAAAGAATTACAATGGTCAGAAAAAGATATTACAAATCAAAAAAATAATGAAAATTACATACCAAGCGAACATACAGATATTTGATAAATTCGCCTTTTTTAATTAAAAAAATATCAACCCTGACACAATTTTGACACAATTCAATATAACTTATTGATTTTAAACACTTTTAAATTTTATCACAACTATTGTTTTATTCATATATCAATGTTATATTATATATATGATTAATACAAATAAAGTAAATATAGAATCAAAATCACAATTAGCAAAATTATTCGCTACAGAAAATTTATTAGTAGAACATAACAATGTAAGAACAGCTTCGTTTGATTTAGAGAACCGTATAGTTACTTTACCAATATTCAAAAATCCACAAGGCGATGTTTATGACATGTTAACAGCACACGAATGTTCCCATGCTTTACATACACCAATGAAAGCTTGGTCTAAATTAGAAGATCCAAAATATAGAGCGTATGTTAATGTTATAGAAGATACAAGAATAGACAGATTAATTCAAAAAAAATATCCCGGAATTGTAAAAAATTATATTAATGCTTTTGAAATTTTAACAAAAGATAACTTCTTTGGTTTAAAAGATAAAAATGTAAATACAGATTTAATGTTGATTGATAAAATCAATGTGTATTATAAATCTTCAAAAAAATTAAAAATTAATTTTTCAAAAGAAGAACAAGTATGGATAGATAAAATTGATAATATTGAAACATTTAACGATGTATTAAAAATTGCTAAAGAATTATACAAATGGCAACAAAAACAATTAGAACAACTTTCTAAATTACCAGATTTTGATAATCACCCAATAGCAAAAAATTATAAATTAGATAAAAATGGTAAAAAAATTAAAGTTGATATTGAAATTAATGTTAATCAAGAATCAAATTCATCAGAAAAAAATTCAGATAATTTAGATAATAAAGAAAAATCAAATACTAAAGTAGGTAACTCAAATGGTGCTGGTGGAGATAATGTTAATGTTGATACCGCTTTAGATTGTATTACAGATAATAATTTTGAACAATCAAAAGAAAAACTATTAGATCAATCAAAATCTTATAGATACGCTACCTTACCAGAACCTAATTTTAAAAATACTTTAGTTCCTTATGAAGAATTTTTAAACGATATGAGAAATAACGATAATTATTATTTTAAACAATCTAATGAAAAACAATATAAAATTTATTCGAATTGGATTAAACAAGATTTTTTAAAATTTAAAAAAGATAGTTCAAAAACCGTAACGTATTTAGTTAAAGAATTTGAAATGAAAAAAGCAGCTACAGCTTATAAAAGAGCAACTACAGATAAAACTGGAGTTATTGATTCTCTTAAATTAAAAAACTATAAATTCAGCGATGATATCTTTAAAAGATTAACAGTATTACCTAATAGTAAAAATCATGGTATGATTATGTTACTTGATTGGTCAGGATCGATGGTTGATCTTATGGATAAAACAATACAACAGTTATGTAATTTAGTTTGGTTTTGTCAAAAAATTAATATACCTTTTGAAGTTTATCTATTTAAAGATGTAGAAAAATATGACAATACAAAACAATATTTTAAATTTAAAAATGGTAACATGTTCGCTGAAAAATCTCATTTAGTAAATGTTGCTAGTCATAGAATGAAAAAAACAATATTACATGAATCATTATTACACCTTTATAAAATGGCCAAGTATTTTAATAGAGGTGTTCTTGGAGAAAGATCAGTTATCGAACAAACAGGTTATGCAATTCCAGTTGATAAAAATTATCACTTGACATCTACTCCATTAAATGAAGCAATTATTATGTGTAATAAACTTATACCAATATTTCAATCAAAATATAAAGTAGAAAAACTTTCATTCATTACTCTTACAGATGGAGAATCTAATACTGATAGTATTTCTTTTAATTATGACAATTCTAAACCAGAAAACAAATCTTTGTCTAATTGGAATGCACAAACAATTATTAAAGATGGTAAAAAAACATATACTACTGAAAAATCTTCTTTTAAAACTTATGATTCATATAAATCATCTATTACTTCAACTTTATTAAAAATATTACAATCAAAATACAATGTTACCACAATTGGTTTTTATTTAACTAAAAGAATTAATAGAAATTCTTTTAATCAATTTGTAAATGAATATTTGAATGTTAATGGTAAATATCAGTATAATTCAAATTTTGAAAAACTTAGAAAACAATTTTTAAAAGATAAAGTATTAGAAATATCTAAAACTGGTTATAACTCTTATTATATTGTTAATGCTAAAGATATGAATATTGAAAACACTGATTTAAGTGACATTAAAAATAATAATACAACTAAAGAAATTAAAAGAATTTTTACTAAATCTATGAAAAATAGAGTATATTCTAGAGTGTTATTAAACAAATTTATAGAACAAATTGTTTAACTTATTGAATTTGAATGATTTTTTCTTTAAAAAAAGACATAATATTGACACAATTGTGTGTTATATTATATAATATAAACAATAAAAGGACTAAATTATGATAAACAATAAACAACGTGAATTTGTTAAATTTACATATTCACTTTTTAATAAAGAAATATTAACTAGAGAAGAAATAAATCAAGCTAGTAAAAAATTTGGTTTAAAATATCCGCCACAATGGTTAATTAGAGATAAACAGTATAAAGTTGATAAGTCAACTTTTAAATTGCCATTAGATAAAGACATACAAAAAACTTCAAATAAAATTGTTACAAATAATGTTGAAATTAAAAAAGAAGCTGCTTACATAGTATCTTCTTTAACAGGTGACATTGTACCTAAAAAAGATTCAACATTTGTACCATTTGGTAACTATCCAGATATTAAATCTATTATAAAATCTAATAAATTTTATCCTATATTCATTACTGGATTATCTGGTAACGGTAAAACAATGTCAGTTATGCAAGCGTGTGCAGAAGCTAGAAAAGAATGTATTAGAGTGAATGTCACAATTGAAACCGATGAGGACGATTTACTTGGTGGTTACAGATTAAAAGACGGTCAAACTGTATGGCAAAACGGTCCAGTTATTGAAGCCATGGAGAGAGGCGCTCTTCTGTTATTAGATGAGATTGACTTAGCTTCTAATAAAATTATGTGTTTACAACCTATCTTAGAAGGATCAGGTGTATTTGTTAAAAAAATTAACAAATTTGTAAAACCTAAAGAAGGATTTAATGTAGTGGCAACTGCCAATACTAAAGGTCAAGGTTCTGAGGACGGCAAGTTTATCGGTACTAATATCCTTAACGAAGCTTTCTTAGAGAGATTTCCAGTTACATTTGAACAGAAATATCCAAATGCTAAAACTGAAGAAAAAATTCTAAACAATACCCTAGAAGCTACTGGTAAAAAAGATACCAACTATGTTAATAAACTAGTTACTTGGGCAGATGTTATTAGAAAAACTTACTTTGATGGTGGTGTAGATGAAATTATATCTACTAGAAGATTAGTACATATTGTACAAGCTTACTCTATCTTTAGTAATAAAGTTAAAGCAATTGAATTGTGTACAAATAGATTTGATGAAGATACTAAAACTTCATTTGTAGATTTATACACAAAAGTTGATGCCGGCGCTACTGCTGATCAGATTATAGAATCTCAGAGACAAGCAGAAGTACAGGCTCAATCTCAACAAGATTCCAATAATGGTGAGGAGGAAGCAGTAGCTATATAATTAGTTACTTTTCTAAAATCCATTAATTTAGTCCTTGAGTGGTCAATAATGGCCACTCTTAACCCTTTAAGGAGGTATATTTAATTGGGACTTAAAGTTGAAGTTAAGAATAACAATGTCGAAAAGGCAATGCGTATTCTTAAAAAGAAACTTCTGAAAGAAGGCGTAATGAGACTGTATAAAATGAAACAGACTTACGAAAAACCTTCTGAGAAAAGAGTTAGGAAAGCAAAAGAAATGCGAGCCAACTTTTTAAAAAAACAGAAGATGTTAAGAGACATAAGAGGTTACTAGTTTTAACGCTTATTTGACCTGTATAAATATATTATAGTATAGGCTATTCGTAAGTCCTATACGGCGTTAAAAGGTTAGATCCTACCAAAGGATCGTAAAATCCGAGTTTGGTGGTTTGCTCGGTTACCTCTAAACCACCACTTGACAAATATAGTTTAATAACTATATAAATAATATTGAAAGTGCCAATAGTGGGCTTTCAATTTTAACTTGCTTAACAAAAGGAGATAAAAATGACTAAAAATCAACTAAGCATATTCAATCAATTGAGACCTTTGTCCATAGGGTTTGATAACGTATTCAATCACTTTGAATCGATGTTAAACGATGACTTTGGATTAAGAGTTCCAACAGTAAACTATCCACCATACAATATTGTAGAGACTTCAAAAAACAACTATGATATTGAAGTGGCTCTTGCTGGTTACAATAAAAAAGATATAGATGTAACCTTCGAAGATGGACAGTTAACCATCAAATCTAAAAAATCTGATAAAGATGAAACTAAAGATAAAGATGGTAATACAATCTATAAAGGTATTGCTAAGAGATACTTTGAAAGATCATTTACAATCGCTGATGATGTTGAAATCGTAGGCGCTGAGTTAAAAGATGGTCTATTAAAGGTATCATTAGAAAAAATTATACCTGAATCAAAAAAACCTAAAACTATTGATATTAAATAACTAATATCTAGTTTGAATGAAAGGCCGGAGGCTTGACTTCCGGCCTTTTTTATTATATAATGAATTATGTTTTCGTATATTGGTGGTAAAAAAAATCAAGCGAAATGGATAGCAGATTTTTTTCCAGCTGGAATTAAAACTTATGCAGAACCTTTTGGCGGTGCTCATTGGGTATATTTTGCTTCAAGTATAAATGCTAATACAAATGTTTATAATGATTTTAATAGATATCTTGTAAATATATTTTATTGTGCTAAGTATCATAGAGAAAAATTTCTTAAAGTATTAAAATCATATAAAGAACAATCTAAAGAACTATTTGATCAATTTAAATCTGAATTAACACCACTTACATATAAAATAAAATTGGGTGATGTAGAAACAGCTGCCAAATACATTTATATTGAAACACAAATGTTTAGCGGTTCTACTGTTGAAAAAGCTTCATTTGTTGATTTAAAAGGTAAATATACATCAAAATATAGTGCTTTCATCAACAAATTAGAAAACCCTAAATTTATATTAAAATTACATAATTTAACCAATATAGAAAATTTATCGTATGAAAAAATTATTGAAAAATACGATAGTAAAAATACTTTGTTTTATTGTGATCCGCCTTATTACAAAATGGAATTTTATTATCAAAAAGAATTTGGTAGAGATCAACATCTACATTTAGCTGATATGTTAAAATCTATTAAAGGAAAATTTTTATTATCATATTATGATTTTCCTGAATTGGAACAATGGTTTCCTAAAGACAAATATAATTGGCAAATAAAAGAATTTAATAAAACAAATGCTAATGGTAGAAATACTACTGGTAAAGGTGTAGAGATACTAATCTTAAACTATTGACAATAAAATCAAACTGTGATACATTCATACTATGAAATACAATGAAGATAAAATCTTAAAAGAAATATCAGATTATATCAAATCAACGTATGGACAACATTATTCATCTGATAAAGATGGATTTCAAGTTTTAGATTTATTTAAAACTTTGAATATTGGAAAAGATTTTTGTCATGCCAATGCAATTAAATATTTGTGTAGGTATGGTAAGAAGCAAGGTTATAATAGAGCGGATTTAATTAAGGCTGCTCATTATATTATATTATTACTTAACTATGATAAGGAGAACGTGAAATGAACCTAAGTACAGATACTTTGGCGATATTAAAGAATTTTAGTGAAATCAATAACAATATTCTTTTTAAGCCGGGTAATAAATTACATACAATATCTGCTATGAAAAATGTATTAGCAGAAGCAACAATCACAGAAAAATTTGAAACCGAATTTGGTATCTATGATTTAACAGAATTTTTAGGAGCGGTTGAACTTTTTGATAAAGCTGCTGTTAAAATTAACGGTGAAAATTATGCCGTAATTTCTGATGAAAAAACCAAACAAATAATCAAATACTTTTTTGCTGATAAATCAGTATTGAAATATCCTGAAAAAGGAATTAAAATGCCTGATAAAGAAGTAGCATTTACTTTAAAAAAAGATGATTTTGCACAAGTTCAAAAAGCTGCAACAAGATTAAATGCACCAGATATTGCTGTTAAAGGTGATGGTAAAAAAATATCTATTATCGCTATGGATAAGATTAATAAATCTTCAAACGAATATTCTCTTGTTTTAGGAGAAACAGATAAAAAATTTACAGCATATTTTAAAGCAGAAAACTTTAAAATGATTTCTGATGATTATGATGTTGCAATTTCAAAACAAAAAATTAGTAATTTCATTAGTAGAAATAAACCTATACAATATTGGATAGCATTAGAACCAGATAGTGAATTTTAATAAAGGAGATTCACATGTCAGACTTCTTATGGGTCGAAAAGTATAGACCCAAGAGTATCAATGATTGTATTTTATCAGAAGATTTAAAACAAACTTTTTTAGAGTTTGTTAAAAAAAAAGAAATACCTAATCTATTATTATCTGGTACACAAGGCACTGGTAAGACTACTGTTGCTCGTGCATTGTGCGAAGAATTAGGTGTAGATTATATTATCATAAACGGTTCAGATGAAGGCCGTCAAATAGATACACTTCGAAATAAAATCAAAAACTTTGCATCCACAATGTCTCTTACGAAAGAGGC